TAATCTACTCAGAGGCAGCGTCACCAGCCACAAAGACCTTAGCAGTCCACACAAGCACAACAGCCTCCTTCGGTACTAGCTACCCTCGTGATGTTATAGCCGCTTACGGTCGGTTCTGGGCGCATGACGGTAAAACAATCTACTGGTCTACGGACATAGCAGACACAGCATTTCCAGCCTTTGCAGCGGGGTCTAGCGGCTCTTTAAACATAGCCTCTGTACTACCTAACAACGTTGACACTATAGTCGCTCTAGCCTCTCACAATGGCTTCTTAATCATCTTCTGTGAGGATAACATTGTTATCTATAAAGGTGCAGAGAATGTCTTAGATGCCTTTTCCCTTAGTGATGTTATAACAGGTGTTGGTTGCGTTGCTCGTGACTCGTTAGCCTACACTGGTGGCGACCTCATCTTCTTGAGCGACACTGGTGTTCGTAGCTTAGGTCGTGTTATTCAAGAGAAGTCGTTGCCTATGCGTGACTTGACTAAGAATGTGCGTGATGACCTCTTAAAAGACATAACACAAGAGCGTGTAACTAATAGCGGCTTGAGTAAAGTTAAAGCTGTTTACTCTGAGATATACGCATTCTATCTTATATCTTTCCCTGCAACGTCTACAATCTATTGTTTAGATATGCGCCAGCCATTAGAAGATGGCAGTGCTCGTATAACTCAATGGAATGCATATCAAGCAACTTCTCTACTGCGTATGCGTGATCGTAGGTTATTAGTAGGTAAGACTAACGGGATTGGTTTATATTCAGGTAACTCGGACAACGGCTCTAGTTTCCGACTACGCTACTTCTCTCACTACTTGGACATGCAAAGTCCTACACAACTGAAGATACTAAAGCAGATAAAGGCAACAGTTATTGGCGGTAGTAATCAATCCTTTATTATTAAGGCTGGTTTCGACTTCTCCGCTGCTACACGCTCTTATCCCTTCACCCTCATTGATAGTGCAGTTGCTGAGTTTGGGATTGCTGAGTACGGCAGCTCTGAGTATTCATTCGGTATTAACCTTGACTCTATTAAGAGTAGTGTAGGTGGTAGTGGTAATGTAATTCAGATTGGATTTGAGGCTGATGTTAACGGAAGTGAATTGTCCGTACAGAAGCTAGATATATTTGTTAAAACAGGAAGGACGAGTTAATGTCTAACTATTCAAAGAGTACAGACTTCGCGGCTAAGGATGATTTGTTAACCGGTAATGCCAATAAGATTATTAAAGGCACCGAGATTAACGATGAGTTTGACGCTATACTAACAGCAGTTAACAGTAAAGCTAACTCTAACAATGCAGCGCTGACGGGTACACCTGTTGCGCCTACAGCGGCTGCTAACACTGAGACTACACAGATAGCCACTACAGCCTTTGTTAAGGTTGCTAGAGAGGCATTGTACCCTGTAGGCTCTATCTACACCAATGCGACAGTAGCAACTAACCCCAGCACATTACTGGGCTTTGGTACATGGACAGCTTTTGGAGCTAGTCGTGTAATGGTTGGCTTTGATGCCAGTAACGCAGCTTATGACACACTAGGCGAAACAGGTGCTATCACCGCCGCTAGTGGTGCTACTTCAATTCTCACATATGTCACTGTATATATGTGGAAACGTACAGTTTAAGGATTTATTATGAGTTTGTTTGATTTTGCTAACTTAGCTGCTAATGTCTATGGTGGAATGGCTGCTAGAGACGCTGGTCGAGATTCAGCAGCGGCGAATGCAGCGGCGGGACAACAAGCGGCAGCGGCTGCTGAGTTTAAACCCTATTCTATTACCTCTGGGTTTGGTACTGGTTATTTTGACACAGAGAATAATAGGGCAGGTTACGATATTGACCCTGTTCTAAAGGCTTTCCGTGACCAGTCATATGGGGGCGCTGCTGACTTCATGGGGCAGGTTAACGCTGACCCTACACAAGTCGCACAGAACTACTATAACCAACAACAAGGCATTATGGCTGGGGGTCGTGAAGCTGAGGACATCGCCCTACGTCAGAATCAATTACAGAGTGGTCGTATTGGCTTAGGCTTATCGTCCAATGCTATGGGCGGTGGAGGCCCTGCTGGGATGGGTGGTGGGTATGTTAACCCTGAACAGTTCCAGCAACAGATGGCGCGTAACATGGCAGACCAACAGTTAGCGGGTCAATCTACACAGATGGCTCAAGCTGATATGGATAGAAACATTGCTCGTGGTCAAGGTATGTTACAGACTGCTACTGGCTTAGAAAACATGGCAATGCAACCTATGACGCTTGGTGCGGATATTGGTAATAGAGCAGCGGTGGCTGGTGCTAATCAAGGTCAAGCATTGTTAGCTGGTGGTCAAGCGGCTGCTAATGCTAACCTTGCTGGTGGTTTAGGTCTGTCAGGTATGTTCCAGAATATAGGCCAAGGTTTCGGTAACTATGGCGCTTATGGTAACACAGGCGCTCGTCCAATCAAATAAGGGGTAATAATGGCTAGTAATCTTTCAGGCTTATTCGGAGGTATGACCAAATCTCCAGAACAATATAGACAAGAATCTATTCAAGGTATGCGTGTATCTCCGGCGCAAATGGGGCAACAGAGTTTGAACCAGCAGTTGATTTCACAGATGTCTAATGTGGGCGTTAACATTGGTTCGTTGGCTGGTGGTATGATGGGCGGACAAACGCAACAGCAAGGGGATGACCAACGTGTTCAAGGGGTAATGCAAGGTTTGGATTTAACAAACCCTGAGAGTATAAGAGCGTCTTCTAATCAGTTGGCAGATATGGGTTTCCCACAACAAGCTCAGGCTTTGAGGGAACAAGCTAACGAAGTAGAGGATAGGGTAATGGCACGTAAGAAGTTTGAGTTTGATACACAAACTAGAACACCTGACTCAACTAAACTAGCTAAGTTATTAAACGAGCAATCTAAATATCAAGAAGGTACTCCCGGCTTTAAGGCTTACCAAGGCGCTATTGATAAAGAAACAGCAGCGGCTGAAGGTAATAAAAGTTCTTTAGAAAAGAATATGGATTTAGCTGGAATTACTGACCCTGCGGCACGTAAAGCCTATGCTAAACAAGCATTGACTTTACAGGTACAGGCTGCCAGTGGTGACCCAACAGCTATAGCTGCTGTAAACTTAATGAGTAAACAACTTAGTTTTCAAATAGAACAATTTAAATTAAGTCAGTTACAATCAAAACAAGAGGCATCAGAAACAGCAAAAGTTCAAGGCGCTTCCGCTGAGGCTTACAAAACAAATAACATTCTAGGTACTATTAATACTGCTTTAAGCCAAACTGGGGGTAATACTACTGGCGTTGTGGGGGCTACTTTAAAACAAATACCCGGAACAGAAGCAGTAGACTTAGAACAAAATCTGTTAACTATTAAAGCTAACATCGGTTTTAATGAACTAACTCAGATGAGAAAAGATAGTCCTACTGGTGGTGCGTTGGGTCAAGTTTCTGATATGGAAAATAAAGCATTACAAGCAGCGAGAGGTTCACTAGAACAAAGGCAATCTCCCGGTCAGTTGCGTAAGAATTTAGAGTCTGTAAGAGATAGTTATAACCGGTGGTTGAAGGTTATCACAGGCGAGTGGACTGAAGTAGATGCTCAAAATTATTTAGATAGTCTAAAAAGTAAAAAGTCAGAGAAGCCAGAAACTGTTAAAGTTGTACCTACGGCAGAACAGCAAACGCTTATTAAAAAATATCTAAAGGGTAATTAATGGAATACACATATGAAGAAGTAATGACTGCTCTGCGTAATGCTGATGCAGCGGGGGATACTACGGCAGCAACTCAACTAGCTGAGATTGCTTCTTCTATGGTAAGTCCTCCTGAAGAAACACAGCCTGAAGAAAGTAACATGGTAGGTGAGATAGGTCGTCAAGTCGGTCTAACGGCTCGTGGTGCTGTTTCAGGTGTTACCGCTATACCGGGTATGGTTGCGGATGCTGGTGTTACTATTGCCAACCAGTTTGGAGCTAACCTTCCATTACCATCAGAGGCTCAACAGCAGCTTATGACAAGGGTGGGGTTACCTGCGCCTCAGAATCAGATGGAAAGAGCTGTACAGGCAGGTGTAGGGGCTATGACGGGTGTGGGTGCTGAAGCTGCTCTGGCTAAAGCGACTGGCGCTCAAGTCCTTGCACCTCTAACACAACAGGTGGGCGCTCAAACGGCTGCTGCTGGTGTTGCCGCTCCTACTGCTCAAGTTGTTAGTGAGAATGTAGGACAACAAACAGAAAGCCCTATAGCATCTATCATAGCAGGTATGGCGGCTGGAGTAATAGCTGGGGGCGCTACAGTGAAGGCTATTAAAACAGGACAACCTGTACCTAAAACTGTTTCTATTAATGATGTACGTAAACAATCCTCACAAGGATTTCAGGAAGTAGAAAACGCAGGTATTACTGTCAAACCTCAAAGTGCACTTTCAATGGTTAGTGAGGCTAGAAAAGATTTAGAAGCTGTTAATTACAATCCTGACTTAATAGACCATAAAGATATAGGTGTTTTGTTAAGTGCTTTTGAAAAACAAGTAGGGCAGAAGCGTGTTAAGTTTTCAACATTACAACAGTTGAGGCAAGGTGCTACTGAGTTAAAAATGTCTCAGTCCCCGCGTACTCGCGCATTAGCTGGCACATTGACTAACTCGATAGATAAGTATTTAGCAGATATTACTCCTAATGATGTTATTACTGGTAAAGGAGATGTAAATCAAGCGGTAAAGACATTAATGGATTCTCGTAATAAATGGAAAGTAGCATCTAGAGCGCAAATATTAGAAGATGTTTTGGATGTTGCTAATATTAAAGCTGACGACCCTAAAGCATCTGAAAGTGAATTAATAAGACGTGGTTTAATTACCTTACTTGCTACCAAAAATAAAAGAAAACAATTTAACACTGACGAAGTTAAGGCTATGAGAGCAGTAGTTAACTCAGGGACTAAAGATGCTTTATTAACTCTTCTATCTCGTTTCAATCCTCAACGTAGCCAATTGGTAACCGCAGGAACGGCAGGTGCTGCTTTTGTTGAACCTTTCTCTGCCGCTTTAGTTGCAGGTAGTGGTTTTGCAGCGGATAAACTACAACAGTCGTTAAGGAAGAAAGCTACTCAACAACTGATATCTGGGATGTTAACAGGTAATGTTAAACCTCCGGGTGTTGACCCTGTTGGATTAAGATCATTGTTGGAAGCTACTAAAACTTCTGCTCAGCAAGCTCAATAAACTAAAAAGCCCCTAAGCATTTAAAATGCTTAGGGGCTTTTTTTTGCCTAGTTATCTAACAAGGACACATCTATCTCATGGAACTCACCAAACAATATCTTAAAGAATGGTAGGCTAATAGCTAACCCCTCAAACCCTGTCATTATAGTTCTACGTGTTCCTTCCTCATCCTCTGAATCTACAATGTAACATGTTTCAGTAGCATTCTCAATATCAAGACCAATACCTAACCTCATCT